ACCTGGAAGCAGGCGCCGCGCTCGGTGTCCTGGTTCTGGATCACCAGGCCCTCCCCCTGCGGGACGCCCCAGCGCATCCCCCCGCGCTGGTTGAAGCCCCACTGGATCGGGAACACCGACCCGATGGTGGTCGGCTCGGCCGAGAACTCGATCCCGGCCAGGCACTTCGCGGCGTTGGCCTTCTGGTTGAACGGCTCCGGGGTCGGGTTCGAGCCCGCCGTCCCGGCCGTGCCGAAGGTACACATCACCGCGCGCGCCCGGTGCATGATGTCGGCGGGGGCGGCCGATCCCGAGCCGCTCATCAGCAGCTCGACGAACTCCGCGACCTCGCCCGCCGCGTTGGCGTCGAGGGCGGCGGCCGTCTTGATCGCCGTGGTGGTGGCGAAGTCATCGAACGCGAAACCGTACTTGGCCATGTCGCTAGCTCCTCTTCGGCGTGTCGGGAGGGCCGAGGCCCGCTTCGGTGTGGAGGATTCTCGACGCGGAGGGACTCACCGCCCGCGGCCGGCGGCCCCGGGGATACTTGGCCACCATCGACCGAAGCTCCCCGGCTTCTGTCAGCTCGTCGTCTCGGAACAGGGGCAGCCGGCCCGCCTGGATCGCCGGCAACGCCGCCGGGCCCAGCGCGGTCAGCACGCAGCGGTAGTGCCCGTCGTAGATCACGCCGTCCCATTCCAGGCCCGAGCGCACCTGCAACGGGTCGATCGGCTTCGCGCAGAGCTGGCACGGATGTCTCATCGGCGATCCTTCCCTGGGGTGGTCACCCATTCGAGCGCGCCGCGGGAGACCCCCTGGGGGCCCGCGATGGCCGGCACCTGATAGGCGCCGTAGCCCACCACCGTCCCGCACCGGCAGCAGGACTTCTTGTACACGTAGAGCCCCCGCCGATGGCTGGCGTCCTCGTCCACCTCGGCCTCGCCGCGACACGTCGGGCACCAGGACGTCCCGAGGGAGGCGAAGGGGTTCTGCAACACCCGGGACCCCTGCTTCCACCACGGCCGGACGTGTTTCCGCACGTCGGTCCGATCGGAGGCCAGGAGGATCGGGCTCGCCGCGCTCACGGCGCTACGAGACTCCGGACGCGCTCCTGGAGCTGGGCCAGCTCGGCCTTCACCGCGTTCAGGCGCTCCAGGGCGACGTGCTCCTCGGCGGCCAAGCGGCCGACCCGATCGGCGTGGTCCCGCTCGGCGGCCAGGCGGCCGACCTCGGTCCCCACCCGGGTCTCCTCACGAGCCGTCGCCAGGTCCACCGCCGCCTGCTGGCGCTTGGCCCGCAACTCGTCCAGGCGCGCGCTGAGCAGGGTCGTCTCCTCCTGGGAGGCGTGCCGGAAGGCCACGAGCGCCTCGTCGATCGCCACCCGCTCGGCCTCGGCCGCCGCACGGGCGACCCCCATGCGCTCCCGGAGGCTGGCCAGTCCGGCCTCGGCCTCGGCGATCTGCGGCTGGAGGGCCGCCAGGCTGGCCTCGGCCGTCGTGGTGGCCGCCAGGGCGACTACCGCCGCGTCCAGGATGTCCGCCGCCCGCTGAAGGGGGTCCAGGAGCTTCAGGCGAAGCTGACGAAAGTCGCTCCGCGCCTTGTCGATCTGGCCCAGGTCCGTGCTCATCGTCGTCCCCTCTCTACCGGCGGGCGATGGTGCCGAGCTTCACCCGAAGGGTGAGGAGCGTGGCCCCGTCGCCTGCCGTGGCGTTGCCTCGGAGGTCGATGTAGTCCTCCAGGAGGGTCTCGATCTTCTGGGCGGTGATGTCGGCTGCCGCCAGGATGACGTCGTTCCCCTGGGGATCGTGCGCCGTCCCCCAGACGGGCGTCCCGTCCACGCTCAGGGATGCCTGCATCGTGAGCGATCCGCCGGCGCCGGGCGTGCCGCTGATCTGGATGGTTCGGATGGGCCGGCCCGTCACGCGCAAGGGGGCCGTGGTATCGGTGACGAGGAGGCCCGTGCAGAGGAACACGATCTCCCCGGTCGGGAGCTGTTCCCCGGCCGGGGGCTGCTCAACGGTCCAGGCACGGACAGCCATGGCGCTAGCCCTTCCGACCCGCCCGGGTCTTGGTGAGGAGACTGGCCATCGACGGGGTGTCGTCGTCGGCCCCGCCGGCGTCCCCCAGGCCCTCGATCTTGATGGTGGACGGCTTGATGTCCACGCTGGAGCCGGAATCCCGGATCGAGAAGCCCGTACAGGTGCCCTCCACGGTCACCCGGACCCGCTTCTTCAGCCCGAGCCCCTCCAGGCCGGAGACACGGACCTCACTGGGGAGGCTCAGGTAGAGGCTCGGCTCGATCTTCGTGGCGGTCGTGGGGTTCGCGGGGCTCTCGGCCGTGATCTTGTGTGCCATCGTGGACCTCCGTAGGATCGCCGTGGTTAGGCGCGGGTCAGCTCGGCCTCGGCGCCGAGGGCATCGGCCGGGTTGAACACGATGACCTCCCGGGGCTTGGCCTCGGTCATCGCGCGCACCGTGGTCGCCTGAGCCATCGGGGAGATCGGCGCCTGCGCCCGCTCCTTGGCGCGACGCCGCTGAGCGGCGCCGGATCGCTGGCTGGGCGGCCGGCCGCGAGGCCGGGGCGGGGCGGCGACCGAGGCCCCCGCCGCGTCCCCCGCCGACGCCCGGGGACTCGGCCGCGTCCGCGCCAGGAACCCCAGGGCCCGCGCCTTGGCGTCGGCCGGGAGGTGCGCCACCTGGTCGGCCTCGGTGATCGGCTCCCCGTTGGGGAAGAAGAAGGTCCCGGCCCGCTCCCGGACCTCGGGACGCGGCGGGTTGGCGGAGTTGAGCTGGACCACCATCCCGCCGACCTGGCCGAAGCGGGCCGGCGTGCCGCCATCGACGTAGATGCGATCCACCAGTTGCTTCGTCCGGCCTCCGTTGGTCATGAGGAGCTGTGGCATAGCGGTCCCCTCTCGATCCTCCGGGCTGGCCTACCAGCCGAAGGCGTGGAAGTTGTAGGTCCGGGGGCCCGGCACCTCGGCGGTGTCCGCTTCGAGGAGCGGGCCTCCGGCGGCGGCGGCTTCCTCCTCGAAGAGAAACAGCTTGTGGTTGGTCTTGTCGTACCGGGGCATGTAGTCCGAGACGGTGCCCGCGGCGGGATCGACGCCGTAGATCACCAGGTTGCAGTCCCGCTCCATCCCGAACACCCCGATGACCGGCAGCGGGATGCCGCCGTCGGGGTAGGTGTCGGTGCCGGCCAGGGCCAGCGTGCCCTGGGTGTGCTTCTTGCCCCCGGCGATCCAGCGTGACGTGACAACCGCGGTCCAGCTCGCAGCGGTCAGAGCAGCCATTGGGGTGGTCTCCCTTTACCGCGCCGTTCGCCCTCCCGCCGGTCTGCCCGACGATGCCAGGGGTCTCGGCTGTCGCCAGCCTGGGCGCGGTTGGTAGAGGCGGGGAGGCGTGGGCCCCCCCGCCTGCTGGGTGTGGGTTAGGTCGTGGACACCTGCATGTCGGCCTGGTTCGCCGGCACCTCGTGCCGGGCGACGTACTCCATGACGGGGATCGCGGCACCGGACGCGGCCGCGGTGACCAGCTCGAAGACCACCTCGTCGCCCGCGTTCAGATCGACGCGGACCTCCTTGTAGACGACCTTGCCGGCCACCTGCGTGGCGACGGCCGGGCCGGTGACCCGGCCGAGGGCCTGGTCCACCCGGCCGGTGTCCGAGCCGGGCGTGATCCGCCGGTCGAAGTCCACCACCGGGATGGTGGTGGCCATGACCGTGGTGACGTAGTACCCGATCCGCAGGACCGTGATCGGGGCGAACACCCGCCAGACTGCCTTGTCGGCGGGCGAGGTGAACGTGATGGGGGCCTCCCAGACGGCATCGCCCATTCCGAGACCCTGGCGCGACTCGTTGCTGTACATGGTGTCTGGTTCCTCCGTTTCCGTCAGCGCCGCGCTACGCGCTGGTCAGGTGGATGACGCGGGCCTCGCCGTCGTTGGCGGTGTCCCAGATGAGGCCGTACTCCATGACCCCATACCAGGCGACCGCCTTGCCCCGGCCGAAGTCGGACGGGATCGCCGCCCGCAGCTCCGGGTCCTCGACGAGCGCGGTGGTCACCGCGTCCTCCCCGAACACCAGGGCCTCGCCCAGGATGCCGCCCGAGCCCTTGTCGTTGGCCAGGGCCTGGGTGTGGTTGACCTCGACGATCCGGATGTTCTCGATCTTGCCGATCTCCCCCTTCATCAGGTACTGCGGGGAGGTGTACTTCTGCGACTCGATGAACTCCGGATCGTTGCGGATGCCACGGCACGCCTTGGTGCTGAACAGGCCGATGTACTCGTCGCCCGAGTACCCGGGGCAGTGGATGGTGTCGGACAGGTAGTCCCGGATGACCTTGATGTGGCTGACCGTCACGTTCACGAGGGCCGTGGTGGACGGCGTGCCATCGGTGTCGAACACGCCGCCGGTCAGGGTGGTGGGGATGAACTTGATCTGCGCCGTCTTGAACGCCGCCGCGGCGGCGGTGTCCATAACCAGCGCGAGCTGCTGCCGCAGCTTCCGCTGAATCTTGTCCTCCAGGTCGTAGTGGGTGAGCAGCTCGGCCTTGTGGGTGTACTCCACCCCGCGGCCCCACTCGGTCACCTGGATGGCCTTCGTGCTCTGCGCGTAGGTGTCGATCGGGATGCGGGTCCGCTCGTCCAGTCGCGCCGATGTGGGCTCGACGACGTTGCGAATCCGGGTGATGGTCACGGTGTCGCCCTTGCGGCGGCCGTAGGCGGGCTCGATGTCACAGAACTGCTGGAACTTCGTGCCCGCGATGGCGGCCTCCCGCATCTTGGTCGAGAGCGCGTGGTTCTTCAGCACGCCCTCGGCCACGTCGGGGGTCCATCCGAACTCGGCCATCGGTTACATCCTCCGTGCGCCCCGTGACCCCTGCCCTACAGGCGACGCGCCCGAGCCGCCCGCAACTGGTCGGCCATCGTGGAGGCGGGCTCGCCCCCCCCACTCGGGCCGGCCGGCGGCGGGGCGCCGGTGCTGCCGCCCAGCAGAAGATCCTGGGTGCGGTTGATCGCGTTCTGGTGGGTGCGGACGCCCGCGTGCCGCTGGCGGTAGGGCTCCATCGCCGCCGTGGCCTGGTGGAGGCAGTACACGGCCTGCTCCACCGGGTCGCCGGGATGCAGCCTGGTGGCCGCCCCGTCGAAGGACCAGAACAGCTCCAGGGGGATGTCCGGGGCTTCCTTGGCCCAGAACCCCTCCACTTCCTGGATCTGCCGGTCGATCTGGTGCTCGGCCGCTTGGCGCCGCTGCGAGTGCTGAAAGGTCCGGTCGAGGAAGCGCGGGTCTCGGACCAGCACCTCCGTGGTGATGTCGAGAAGGCCGGTCACCAAGTCTCCGAACGCCTGGATATCCGCCTTCTTGGGGTCGTGATACGCCTCGAACAGGTGCCGGATGCGCTCCGGGGGCACCCCGCGCTGGATCGCGGCGCGGGTGGCCTGCTCGATCTGCCGCTCCCGGTCCGTCTGGGTCGGCCCCGGCGGGGGGGGCGCAGCGGCCGGCGGCGCCTGGCCGTCCAGGACGGCGCGGGCCTGCGGGCCGACGACGGGATGCCCCAGCACGGCTTCGAGCCGATCCCGGAACTCCTTGACCTGCCGGGCCTTCTCGTGGGCCATCCGCTGGGCGTCGGCCACACGCTTGTCGGGTCCGGCAGGGGGAAGCGGCTCGGGTGGGGGCGCGGACCCCTCGGGGGTCGCCGAATCGCCAGACGGCGGGGCGGGACCGGGGGCCGGAGCGGCCTCGGGCGGGGGCGACGCGGGCGGGATCGCCGAATCCGGCGGAGGGCCGGGGGCGACGGCCGCGGGCGGGGCCCACGAGGAGGTCGCGGGAGGAAGTTCTGTCAGGGTGTCGGGCGGCATCGGGAGCCCTCGGGCCGGGCCGGGCGAATCCGCCATGGGGCGGGGCCAGGCTGGCCCTGTGGTGCGCGTCCCGTACCGCGCGGCGTCGCGTCAGCCGGGGCCCGAAACCAAAACCCCCGGAACGACGTCTACGGGCCGTAGTCCCGGGGGTCTCGATCGGTGGCACGCACCCGGAGGCGGAGGATCAATCCGCCCCCGTGGGCCCCGAACCGTGAAGGCTAGGGGTCTACACGCCTGCCTCCCGTCGCTCGGCGGCGGCCACCTGGGCCATCCGACGGGCATGAATCTGGCTCACGGCCTTCCGGCCGAGCTGGATGGTGCCGGCGACCACCTCCACGAAGTCCTCGAGCCCCTGCTGATACCCGATAGCCAGGAGCCGCGCTTCGCCGGTGGCCTGAAGCACCTCGCGTCCGGCGCGGGCATAGAGCTGGTCCAGGAGCGGCAAGAGGTGCGCGGTCCAGGCGTCGGGCACCGGATGGCCGTCAACGAGCTTCCGCAGCTCGATCCCGTGATGGGCGAGCTCCTCGTCGCGGCGGGTGGCGCCGATCGGATCGGCCTCGGGCTGTCCAGCGAGGAGGCGCAGGTGGCGCGGGAGGGGTCGGGTGCCGGCGCCGGGCAGGCTGCTGTTCATGCTCATCCGACCGAGTTGAGGACCTCGCCCCGTGTCGGGGCCAGGTCGCGCATGGACGGGGGCCGGGGCGTCGGGCCGAGCGCGGGGCCCTCGCCACCCTGGCCGGCCAGCATGGCGTCCAACTGGCCGGACTGGAGGAGCATCGGGATCTCGTGGACCGGCACCATGGGCCGGTCGGAGACGTGGATGCGGTCGCGGACCCCCAGCACGTCCACGAGGGCCTGAAGCACCTCTTGGGGGTTGGTGTACCCCCGGTAGGGGTCGTTCGCCGCGATGGTGGACGCCTGCATCAGCCGGCCGAGGAGCTGGGACTTCTGGAGCGCCGTCGAGACGCCGGTGAAGTGGAACTGAAAGTTGCCCCCGAGGGCCTGCATCCGCTCGATCGGGTGGAGCTGATCCAGCCACCGGGCCTGCTCCTCGCCGAGGAGGGCCACCAGGTTCGGCTGGGCGCTGAACCCCGAGAGATGCTGGTGCAGGGTATCAAAGATGACCTCCACGAGGGCAGCCCCGCCGGCTTCGAGGTTCCGGGCGATGGCGTCGAAGACCCCCATCGACTGCTGGGTCTTGATCTCGACCTCTCCCTTGGTGATGTTACTCCGAGTGCCGGGCTGCCCGGTGACAAACGCCGTCACGAAGGAGTTGTTCTGGAACTGCTGGTCGATGTACTGGAGCGCGTGGAGCACGGTGGCCGAATCCATGCTGCCAATCTGGGCCGGTCTGAGGGCCTGCGCGCTCCCGTTCTTGCGCCACAGCTTCCCGGGGTAGTGCTCCAGGTCGGACCAGTCCTCCAGAACCGAGAGATCGACCTCGGTCGCGGGATTGACAGCCCAGTTGAGGCCGTCGGTGTAGAGATTGAACAGGTTGGACAGGAGGACGGCGAGGGGCGTGACGGCCCGGAGGATCGAGAAGCCCTCAAACCGCATGGGATGGCTAATGGCCGAGAAGGCCACCAGAGGCCACTTGCGCCGGCCGCTCTGGGTATCCACGGCCCAGAGGGGCGTCTCCTGGGGCCGGATCACCAGGGTCTCGTTGATGTCCATGGCCATCGCGTCCGGGAAGACGACCTCGCCGTTCTCGTCCAGCACGTCCCCGTACCACTCCCGGACTCGGTACTCCTTGCGGAAGCGGTGGCGCTCGGCCGTCTGGCCGCGCCGCCGCTCTTGCTGCTCGGGGCTGTCGAACCGGCCGCCCGCCGTCCGGCTCGTCCCTTCTCGTACCTGGTCCAGGTTCTCCAAGCGCCCACGCCGGGCCCCGAGCCATGCCTGATCGACGAACTCCTCCTGGAGGATGAAGCTGCCGGACCAGGGCTCCCGAGCGCGGGAGCGGTGGTCCCGGTAGACCTGCCAGGGCGGGACCAGCTCGAGGTTCAGGTACCGCTGGAGCTGGGGCTCGTAGATCGGGGAGGGCTCCCCGGTCACGGGGTCCATCGTCATGCCGGCCAGCGTCGGCGCCGCGAAGCCCGAGTACCGGATCTTGAAGTAGGCCCCGATGCCCGTGGCAAAGGCGATCTTGGTAGCGTCGGCGAACTTGGGGATGAAGGACGTCTTATGAAGGGCCTGTTTCAAGGCGGGCCCCCAGACCTTGGTCGCCAGCGTCTTTTCCCGGGGCGTCCAGCCGTCGAGGCCGAAGAAGTCCGGGGAGTCGAGCATGGATCGCTGGATGATCGCCGTGGCCTGCTCCACGGCCTGCCAGGGCATCGGAATCCAGACGGTGCTCTGCCACTCCTCCTTGTCGTTCCAGGCGATGTCGTTCTGGTAGAGGCGCCAGTCCTCCTCCCAGCCGCGCCGCAGATTCGAGGTCGCCCGCATCGACTCCTGCTGCTGGACGGTCATCACCTCGACCATGTGCTGGTCCGGCATCGCCCGGACCGTCGCCAGCGCCTCCTGACGGGCCCGGGGGTCGAAGCGGGCGTCGTGGACGTCCATTAGTCGGGTCCCCCAGGGACCTGGACGAGCACACGCGCGGGCGAACTCAGCGTGCGATTGGCGGTGAGGCGGCGGGTCAGGGCGGGGCAGCCGTGGCGCGCCCCAGGGCCCCGGGGCGTGGTGTGCCAGCTCTCGCAGGACGGACAAAAGACGCTGGTGGGCCTCCGATGGCCGGAGAGATTGACCAGGACCGTTCCTCGTCGGGCCATCAGGGGGGCGCCTGGATCGATCGGATGCGCTCGATCCGGATGACGTGGCCCTGGCCACGGGAGAGGCGCCGACGCTCATGGCACCACATCCAGAACGGGATCTTCAACCAGGTCGAGGCCACCAGCCAGGTCACGTCCTGGAAGAAGGCACAGAGGCCAGCCGTGTGGACAGGCATCAGAGCTTCCGATACCCGGCCTGCAACTCCTGGGGGGTGAAGGCCGGCGAGCCCTTCGTGGAGCCGGCG